ATTCATAGGATATCTATCTTTTTTTAGTTTAGAATAATCAACGGTTACGCTGACCATTACATCTTCATTTATTTTTGTAAATAATTTATACTCAATATTTTGTGTAGGGGCTGGGAAACTATGTGAAACCCTATCAAAAATAGTTCTTGGATTTGTAAATGTTTTCTCGTCATATTCTCCAATAAACATTGAATAGTTAGGTGTTCCCCATCCTGTGTAGCCATTTCCAATCCAATCAATTTTGTACCATTTTCCTGGTTTAGCATTGATTACTTTGACATCTAAAATAGCATTATTAATATCTACTATGGGATTTGACGACACACCATCACGTGTAACCAATTTGAAGGGATAGTTTACACCAGAATTGACGGTCAAACCTTTATTATTATTAACTTTTGTATAAAAACCGTCGAGTTCATTTGTTACAGATTCTCCAAATTGATTATATGACTCTTTAAAGTCTATACCAAAATCATTATCTTCTAATGGATTGAATGTAATCATTGCTGCGGCACCTCCGAATTGCTACCATCTTGTATTATTTCTGTTTTTTTGGTAAGTTTTCCTTCTTGCACTAGGTATTTATCTATGTTTATCGGAATATTCCATGTGTTAACTTCAAATAAAAAACCATAATTCACATTTGGAACTATGGATTCACCTGCAACGCTATTTATGATATTCCCTTGATCATCTGCATCTACAAACAATAAAATAGGTTGTTCAATATTATTTTCCATTGAATCACCCCTCTAACCACATACGAACAATACGTCCGTACGCTTTTTTAGTTTCATCTGATGTTCTTAAACGAACATATACGCTTTTTCGTGAACCAGTTGGTACGCCTAAATCAACAGTTAAAAATTCACCATTAATTGCTATTGATGAGCTAGTTGAAAAATCAGATGTACTGGTTTGTGCTAAAATTTTAGCGTTTTGATTAGCGCCTTCTTCTATAGTCAAAAATGATGTGGCACCTTCTGTAGCAAGCATCGCAACATGTACCTTCAAGTATCTTGATTTATGTTCAAAAGTGTAAAACTGACAATCAGCATTAGCTAAACTAAGTGTTGTCCACCACTTATATTCTACTTTCACACTACTGGATGTATAAGGTGGATAAGAACCTTGTATATCAAATCCATGTTGAAGAATACCATTGATCATAACTGCATAACCGTCTGCACGTTCAATACGAATCATACCTTTATGATAATCACTACCACCAGCACCGTGATGTACATATCGATTAGGATCTTTAGGATCAATCATCCACATGCCTGTATGATCTGTAAACATTTGTGTATTCGCATAAAGTCTTTTTAAAGCAAGATTAATATTTCCACCATCATCTAGTAATTGTTGTACCTGTTTTTGTGTTTGTTGAAACTGTGCTACAATCTCACTCATTTTCTTCAACTGTTTAAAGGTCGATAATTCAACAACAGGACTTTCGTTTTTGTTTGTTGGATTATCTTCTATTTCAATAACTCGAATTTGTACGATTACATCTGCCTCTTCATATAACATATAAACATAGTCACCATAACCAAATTTATGAATAGGTAGACCGTTCTCTATAAGATTAGTAATACTAACTTTAAAACTAACTTCTGGATTATCGTTAATTATCTTCTTGCATTCTGCCAATAACGTTTCTTTTGAATTAAAACGTTCATCGCGAACGGGTTTTTGAGGAAGCACTCCATAAACATCCGCCATCGGAGAACGATATGAAACCTCAATCGTAGAACCGTCTGAGGCTTTGCCAAATCCTTTTATAAAAGTAGCGAAATTTGCAACATCTATATCTTCATCAAACGTTTTTAAATTATGACCATAACGAAATTGTGCATCTGTATATGTGCCGATTTCGTTTTTAAATGTCACAGTTTTATTCTTGTTATCAATTTGAAATTCAGCTCCGAATCTATCTAATGATTTTTGAAGCAGTGATAAACTTGTATCATCTCCAAAATTTTCGAAACGAGTTGCTGCGAAGGCACCTTTATTTACCCAAGACCATCCTGTTCCAGCAAATATAAAAGTCATGCATTGTACGAAATTCGTATATCCATTTAATACATCGTATTGGTACGTATTAATCAAATCATCAAAAAAGACATGTATAGTTTGAATTGATTTCCCATAGTGACCACGCTTATTCAAGCGAATCACTACATATTCATCATCATCTACAATAATTTTTGCCCTTTTATCTAATAACTTGTATGCATCTTTCGCGCGCTCTGTATTAAGCTGATAAAAAGAAAGAGAGTGATCACCATTCACCCTCCTCTTTCTTTTTACATCTTTATAGTCTGTCAACATTTCAACTTGTCCATTTATTCCTTTAACCAGTAATTCTGTCATCTCATCACCTACAAATAATAAAAACGGAAGTCAAATGAGATATAAAAATCACCTGTAACTCCTGTTAATTCAAATTCATTCCAACCAATCGCTATATTTATTAGTTTAAAATTTGTTCTACTAAAAATACTGTTAACACCTTTAAAGGCTCTGACATCTTTCAACTGAATCACTTCTCCAGTTTTAGAATCTCCTGTTGTCGTTCCAGTCCAGGACCACTCATCACCAGTTGTTTTATTGGTTATTTTTAAGTTTTCAGAAGAACCTCGAAAACGGATTAATAACGGGAAGTCCTTAGGGTTGATCATTACATCACCAGCGTTGAATATTCGAAATGATGTTGTCCTATGAACATATTGCATTAATTCAGTAGACAAGCCCTGTCCGAATTGCCACAGCCCACTTTTGAATGTCATTGGTGATAATGTAGTCCCAACTGATTCGACAAATGCGGATGCTGATTTAAATATAATTTCAAATACTCCATATGTCCCATTGCCTTTAGGCTCAATTTCATATTTCGATGCTACTCTAACTTTCCAACGTTTTCCCGGCTCGCGATTAGTGGTTATATAAAACGGTTCTTGTGAGGCAAAAAGACGAAATATCTCATTACGGAATAAATTAAAGTCGTAAATATTTTTTGAGCGAAAAAATATTCTAGATTTAATGTTATCGCGTGAATCAAAACTACCACCTTCTATATCTAATTCCCCATGTCTTCCAGGAATCTTATCATATGGTACATTAAAGAAAGGTGATGAAGGTAAGAATGTTAGTACCCTCATATCTCTATTTGTCGATATAATAAATTTTTGTCCATCTGATTTTGTAATAGTTAATGTTTGTTCACTCATAATTTCACCCCTTGTACAAATAAACTAGTGCTGTATTGATTCCCTTGTAACAAATCAAGTGGCGATATTAAAACTTCTGCTAAAGCCTTGTCGTTGATTACAATTTGAAGCGGTTTTCTTTGTGCTAACTCATACTGACTAGGTACATTTGGCTGTTGTTGTGAACGTGATACTTGTGCAAAACTTGGTACATTTGTAGGATCTTCATACGACTGACCTAATACGTATTTAACATTCCTATTTAAATTAATGCTATCAGGGATGCTATCAGTGAACGGATTCATTATGTTCGAGAATGAACCTTTATTAAATCCACTTCGTAACGAGTCGTAAGCTGAAAAGGCTAGATTTTCACTCGCTTTCTCTACATTTCTAGCACTTTGAGAAATACCAACTTCAAAACCTTCACCGAACGGTTTCCCTGCTCCATCTCTTACTAATCTAGATGGGGAGTTAATATTTAGTGTAGCTTTCATCGCCTCAAAGGCACCATGTGCTAATCCAGACGCTACTTTAGAAATATATGAACCTTTGCCATCCATCCCAGAGGCAAATCCCTCTGCAAAACTTGCGCCTACACCGCTTGCACTTACACTTCCTAAACCAGACTTACCAGACTCAGCTACGTTTTTACCACTAGCACTAGCTTGTCCTTTTGTATTTTCAAGTCCTTGTGCAAATTCACTACCGCCTTTTTGGCCAGGTTGGTTACCATTGATAGTGTTGAATCCACCATGAGCCGAAGCTACTGCTTCAAGTGCACTACCTCTAATGACACCATTTTGATTAACAATACCACTTGCAACACCTTGTCCACCTTGATTACCAGCTGGATTACCATCAATTGTATTAAATGAGCTGTGAGCACTAGCCACAACTTGTAAAGCGCTCCCTCTAATATACCCATCCTGACTAATAATCCCTTGACCTAATTCGCTACCACTTTTACTGCCTCCGCCACCATCTGTGGTACTTCCCATAATCCCTTCGACAGCTTGTTTCTTCCCTGTTGCCGCATTCTCAGGTGCTGTATTATTAGAAATACCATTAGCTTGTGTTTGGCTTGTGTCAAATCCAACTTGTGTTAAATCTACTTTTGCACCATTTTGAATTAATAAAGCGATAGCTTTTGCTGCAAGTTCAGCGTTAATTGAACCGTTTTGCATTCCTTGAACAAGTGTCTGTACATTGAATTGTCCTGATTCTCCAAGATCTACCTGAACATTACTTTTGATATCAAGGCCCATAGTCTGTGCGACCTGAGGTAATGATAGTGCGCCAATCTGCATTCCGTTAATCATTGTTTGAATGTTGTTTTGTCCTTCTTGTGTAGCATCAACTTTCATTCCGTTTTTAACGTTTTGTTGGAAGAATTGGAATACAGTATCAAAAGATAAGGTTCCTGTTTGAAGTCCTGTTATCCACGAATCCATTGTCATTTTTCCATAGATTCCAAGATCAATAGTAGTATCGCCCTGCATATTCTTATTTAAAAACTCTCTTACTTGACTGGTGTCTTTCGTTTTAATACCATCAATCCATTTTTGCATGGATTCAATACCACTTTGAGAAAGATCTACTTTATAAACATCTTTCAACTTATTAACATTTGCAGTTGCTACTGCGTTACTATCTATTTCGCCTTTTTTCATCTTGTCTAGGAAAGTATCTATTGTGAATTGTCCTGCTGGTCCTAAATCAATTTTCATCTTCCCATCTATTTCTCTTGCCATAGATTCAGCCAATAGGCGAGAAGATTCTGTTCCTTTCTGCAGCTCTCCAACATACATTCCTATACTTTCAATCTTTGAATTACCATATTGTAATTCAAATGCTAATAATTTATCTTTATGCTCTTTTTCAGCTTTCTCTTGTTCACTATTGAAACGATTAGAAACCTCTTCATATGTTTCTTTTCCGAAAAGATAGGCTTTTGTTTTCTCTGCCCATCCTTTCTTTTCTGCTTCAATTTTATTAGCGTTTGCAAATACAAGAGAGGCATCCTCAGCCTTTAAATGTTCCTCTAATTTTTTAAATCCATCTCCGCGTATGGTTTGTAAATCTGATACGTGTTTTGCTTCATATAAAGCAATTGCATCTAATGTAGCTTTCCGCTCTTCTGGCTTTATTTCACCCATTTTGAAAGCTTTATCTACATTTTCACGCCAACCTTTAGTTTGTTTTTCTAATGATTTAACACCATCATCATAAACCTTTATAATACTTTCGAATCGTTTTCTACCTGCATCTACCGATAACATGCCACCTGATTCGATTTCTTTTGAAATGGATGTGATTTCTTTTGCTTTTGAATAAAATTGTTGGACATTTTTATCAGCTACCTGTAAAGCTTGGTCAAACTTTTGGGCAAAGTCTTTCGGCATTTTCATGGTATCTCCTTGATACCTTTTTATGCCCTCTTCTAAAATTGTTTCAGCCTTCGTAGCTACTTCAATTTCTTTATTAATAGATTCAATCACATTATTTTTTACTTGTTCTAATGTTTTTTGCGCGTTTTCCGGTACACTTCCCATTAACTGACTAAACATTTTATTGAATTCACTTTTTTTGCCTTCTAATTCCTTAATAACTTCATTAGTCATTCGTTGGAAAGCTTTGATTGTTTCGTCAGCCGCTTTATTTGCTTCTTCGCCTGTTTTTAGTTTCAAATCGATCATATTATTAATCGCTTTATCTTTTAAATCTATATAGGCGCCTGCAGCTTGCCTTGTACCTTCACTTACTCTCCCACCGAATTTTGAAGTCTCTTCGCTTGCTTTTTGCGATTCATTAATAAAATATCCAATTGCTGCTGTTGCTCCGGCTATACCTAATACCGTTAAACCAACAGGTCCAGTTAATGCGGTGAACGCCGTTCCTAATATCGCTACAACTCCACCAGCACTTGCAATAGAAGTTGTTAATATTCCGACACCAGCTATTACGCCACCAATTCCTGCTAATATGGTTGCTCCAACTGCTGCTATAGCTGTAAGTCCGAATATCACTCCTGCACTTATAGAGATGAACTTTTGCACACCAGGAGATAGGTTGTTAAACCCATCAACAAGAAACTGAAGACCACTAACCATTGTGCTGACAACTGGCATTAAAGCATCACCAATCGTCTTTTTCATAGTATCAAACGCCCCGCTCAATTCTTCGATGCGCCCTTTCATGGTATTCATCTTAGTTTGAGCAGTTTCTAACGCCGTGACTTTTGACATTTCAGTATACATATTTTTAACGCCATCGGCGCCTTCTTTATACAGGATGTTAGCTGCACGAATTGCATCTGATCCGAAAAGTGTATACATATACGATTGTCTTTGCTCAGCTGTCAATCCAGACATTGCCACTTGAACAACTTCTGCAATATCAGACATTTCTTTTAAATTCCCATTTGCATCAAAGAATGCATTATGCATAATCCCTGTGCTAAACGTTAACTTTTGGAATGCCTTGTCTGCCTTTTCTGAACCAACCTTAACTCCAGCCTGTTTTGCTGCGTATTTTTCCAAAGCACCTGTTACATCTTTAAATGAAGTAGAAGCTGGCTTAATACCTTTTTCTCCAAGAAACTGCATTGCTTTTCCGGTGTCAATCGATACTAAACCTAGTTCTTTAAACATATCGTACGCTTCATTAGATTTAGGAATTAAGTTTGCTAACATGGTTTTTAATGAAGTACCTGCATCAGAACCTTTTAACCCATTCTGTGCAAATAAAGCTAATGCTGTTGTAGTATCTTTAAAACTAAGCCCTACACCAGCTGCAACTGCTGAAACCATCGATAAACCGAACTTCATTTCACCCACACTAGTTGCAGAAGCGTTTGCGGCACCAGCTAATAAATCGGCTGCTTGAGAAACTGATAAATTATCAGCCTTGAATGCATTTAAAGCTGTTGAAGCTATTTCGGCAGCATCAGCAAGTTCTAATTCACCTGCAGAAGCTAAGTTAAGCGCTCCCTCAAGACCACCATTTATAATATCAGTAAGTGAAACACCAGCTTTTATTAGTTCTTCTATACCTTTACCTGCTTCAACAGAAGAATATTTTGTGTCTTCTCCGTACTTAACCGCTAACTTCGAAAGTGTTTCCATTTCGGTTCCTGTTGCACCTGATACAGCTTTTACATTGGCCATTTGTTGTTCAAAGTTAATAGATTCTACAACAGCTGACTTCAATCCACGCCCCATCGCATACGCCATACCACCAAATACTAACCCGATTTGCATACCTGCATTTTGCAAATTGTTTCCCATTGTTTCCATGCGTCTGCCGGTATTCATCATTCTGTTACTTTGTTCGTCAAGATGCCTATTAGCTTGTTGCAGTTCTGTTTCAAATCTATTTAATTCAGTAGTTGCCCGATGTAATTGCTCTGCGTATCGCTGTGTAGATTGACTAGTTGCCCCTTCAGCTTGTTGCGAGCGGTTATAAGCATCACTTAACTGCTGCACTTTCTGTCTTTGTGTCTCGACCATTCTATTTAAAACATCAACTTTTGCATGTGCTTGTTCGGATCTATTTGCAAATCCGCCCATACCTGTACTTACCGATTGAAGCTCAGCTTGTAAAGCCTTCATTGTATTAGAAAGCTTATCAATACCTTTTTGATCAGCCTGTCTGTTTACTTGTTTCAATTCATTTTCAAATCTATTTAAATCAGCTACAGCTCGGTTGACCTGCGCTGCATATCTCTGAGTAGCTGCATCATTTTCGCCAAGTTTAGCTTTATTTTGGTCATAAGCTGTTCTTAAACTTTTAACTTTTTCTTTTTGAGCCTCAATAACACGATTTAATACATCGACCTTCGCTCTAGTCTGATCACTTGCATTTGCAAATCCGCCCATGCCTGTGCTTACAGATTTCAATTCATTTTGCAATGTTTTTACCGCACGACCAGAAGTAGCAATACCTTGTCGGAAATCAACGTTATCTAAGGAAAGCCTTACGACTAAATTATTTATTTCATTCGCCAACACCTCACCTCCTTAAAATATCTGGTCGATGTATCCGAATTGTTTTTCTGTTTGCTTATTCGCTTTCTTTCTTACCAGTCGTAAATAATATATGATGTCCATTTCATCTATTTCATTTAACTTATATCCCTGCTCCATTAAGGAGAGATACATATCTTCAAAGAAGTCTTTTAAAGTTGTAGTCTCTCCGCTTATTCGTTTGGGTCAATATCTTCTTCACTTTCGTTTGCCCCTATAGCCTCGACTACACCAGTTGTGATGTATTTGAAGAATGATGCAATTGTTTTATACATAAATCGCGTATCAATCCCATCTAAAAATTCATCTGTAGTAAATTGATTTCCGAATCCTCTACAAACAAAATCAATTAAGATATCTAAAACTTCTGTTTGTGTTTCTTCAAAGTCTATTTGTTGGCTTCTTAGGTATTTTTCTTCTAAATCTGCACCTTCACGTCCAATTCGACCTGAAATGAAGCTAGGTGAGTAAAACGCTTTTTCTTTTCCATCTATAAATAATGCGACTTTCATTTTTTGCATTTTGTATGACTCCTTCCATTAATAGAAAAAATAAAAAAAGAGGGGATATTTCCCCTCGTTACTTCGTCGTCCCACCAGTTGATGCGTTAGGATTAAAGACATCTTTAAACCAATTAGCGCCTGTTTCAGGTTTGAAATCCGTCTCATCTTCATCACCTGTATATTGCCAATCACCAGTTGCGTCTACTTTAATGAATGAACCTTTGATTTTTGGAGTTTGGAAATTAACCTTGTCGCCTTTTGTTTCATAGTTCTCCTCTAACAGTTCAAATCGACCTTTTAATAACCACATAAAACGATATTTTCCATTTGATTTTAATGCCTTGAATCCAATTGCTACATAAGGTGCAATGTCCGAAGCGTTTTTAATCAGAACTCCATTTTTAACTGTATGACCTAGTAAATCAGCTTGTATAGCTAGCGGAATATCTTTAACTTCAAATTCCACTTCTGTCTCACCAAGAGCTGATACTGTATCAGCTGCTCCGTCATCTGCATATAAAGTCTCTGATGAACTTTTAGGTTTGATTGAAGCATTAATTGCACCAATAATCTTCTTTACTGCATCATAGGAAACTCCTGTTTCATCATCATTTTTTAATTTCGCATAAGTTAATTCCTTTAAACCAATTAAAGTTCCTGCCATATTACACTTCCTCCTCTAATTTTCGAAATCTCATTGCATAATGAAAAATCTTTGTATCATCTTCGTATAGATCAGCGACAGCATACCGAGAAAAACCAATGGTTTTCATGATTTCATTCACTTTTGTATGAATTACTGTTGTACTGTTCTTTGACCAAATATCTATTTGAAATGTGATTTCACTTGCTATTTCTTCATCGTCAGCAAATGAATCTGGAACATTGTTCAACTCGAAAAATGTAATTCTAGGTAACTCTTCAGCGTTTTTTGCTTTTTGATAGTAAAATCGTTTCCCACCTAAAATAGAAACAAGCTCTTGATTCGATTCAAAAGCTTGTAAAATAACTGGACGTAAATTCTTCAAAATCTCAGCCTCATTTCTTCTCTGAGAATATCCGTCATAGCACGAATTGCTTCTGCCTTTGAAGAACTGAATCCTGGTTCGATAAATGGTTCGGCTGGCATTTTAGATGTACCCCATTCTTTAAATTTCATATAAAAATATGGAGAGCGATCTGCTTTATCAATACCTACCTTAACGGTTTTTAATCCGTCTTCCATTTTAGCTTTAGTGACACGTATATTGTCTGCCGCGTGTTGCCCTGTACGCCAAGGTTCACTTTTAGAAGCTGGCTTTGGACTAGCGCTTCGTGGTGCTCGTTCAGAAATCGCTTTTCTAATCGGCTCACCACCAGCTGCAAGGGCTTTGTCCTCAATCTTATCTCCTCTTAATCCCAAAGCATTAAGTTCAGAAACAAGTTGATCAAAACCCATGAAATCTACGTTACTACCCATTCATACCACCACGCTTCCACATGATTAGCAGTGTGTGTTTTTCAGTTGGAATGACTGATATGATTTCATACATTTGTTCTTTATATTTAATCTGCATATCCGCAGTAACGTCTTCTCGGTATCGGATTTCACTTTTTCCTTGTACAGCACTATTAGTTGCTGCTGCCTGGAAGTATTCTCTTCCCTTTAAAAAGATGAATGAACCCCAAGTGGTGAATGATTCCTTATATCCATCAATTGGATCACCATCTAGGCTTTTTGCATCAGGATCCTTTATTTGAAAGGAGAGTCGCCTATTCATTTTAGCTAATGTCATGACGCTTCACCTTCATACTTCATTTGAATAATGTTGCTCTGCAAGGAACGTTCCAATTTCCTATAAGAATCAGGATCATATTGAAGTGCTACATATATCATTACTGATAATCTATATAAAGCCGACTTTTCCTTTTCGGGAACACCGGCATTTAGAAAGTATTCTTTTGCTGAATCAAGTAAAAGAGTGAGGTTCATATCATCCTCACTCCCATCAATTCGCAAATATCCTTTTACTTGTTCAAGCATTTCACTCATAAAATCACCACCTATGAGCCTGATACTGCTGTTTTCACTGATAATTCAGCGCTTAATGGAGAAATCAATCCATTGTTTCCTACAGCTTTAACTTGGTAAGAATACGTCGTATCGCCTGTTAATCCAGTATCCTTATAAGTCGCTGTTGGAGAAGTTCCTACTTGTTTTCCATTACGGAATACTTGGTATTCTTTAATGCCCCCATCATATACAACAGGAGACCAACTAATGTTGGCCGTTGTTACTGTAGTAGCATCAACTTTTAATCCTGTTGGAACTTGGGGTGGATTAGGGTGTAACTTTCACTTCTGCAACACGGAATGCAGATGATAATAGTAAGCGATGATCTAAGTATGCTGTTAATACAAATGATTCAATACCTGATTTAACATTTTTATCTTGCTCAAATAGTGTTTCTAAATCGTAGTTAATCACCGAGTAGTTAAAATCACCAACAATTGGTTTTGTAGCATAGTCACAGAAGATTACTGGCGCACCAATAATCTGTTCAGGCTGCACACTATATAATGTAGCTGAACCATTCGCTAATGTTTTAATCATTTTTACGTAATCAGCATAGCGCATTGTTACTTTAGCATTTTCTCGGTAGTCTTCGTGTAAATCTGCTAAAGCATTTGTAATAGCTTCAAACATATCACCACCATTTACTGTTTTAACTGCATTTGGTGTTGAATAGAAGCTCATTTTTTCTTCGCCAATAGCTGGTGTTGCTGCAAACATGACTTTCTTTTCTTTTGTAGCTAAACCAGATTGTAGTGCATTTTCAATATGTGCTACTAAATCAGTATCAGTCCCACGAAGAACTGTTTCTGATACATCAACGAATACTTTAACTTTATTTGGAGAAAACGACACTGTATCGCCTTTCGCTTCCATTTCTTTAGCTGTATCTTTATCAGTAATGAAGGAATCGTCAGCGAAATTGAATGTAATCTTTGGTAATTCTAATTTTGTTGCACGCATGATTCTAGAAACAGCACGCATTGGGTTTTTAGCATATGGTTCTGCAATTAAAGTGTTAGACATTGTTGTAGGTAATAATTTATTACCACCACTAACATCATTTCCAGGTAATCCAATTAACGCTCTTGTTTCAGCTGCTGGTGCTTTTTTATCCCATAAAGAGCGAAGGTAATCTGCTTTAGCTGCCACCATACGTTGTTCATCAGTCGCATACCCAACTGGATTTTGTTTTTGTAATTTATCACGTTGTTCATCTTCTAATTGTCCAATTTCATCATTTAAGAGATCAAAACGTTCTTTGTAATGCTTTTGTTTGTCTTTTAAACCTCGTAATTCTTCAATATTCACACCTGGATCACCGACTTTCGAACGGATTTCCTCTGATACAGTAGTTAGCAATGATCCTAGTTGACTTAAATTCTCTTTCATTTCATAAATTGTAGGCATATATTTTCCTCCTTAGTTTTTCAACGATTCATAGATTTTATTTGCTTCTGCAAGAATTGAATTTCTTTCTTCTTGCTCTATTTTCGGCTGTTCTTTTTTATCATCTTGGTTCGGAACCAAGCTTCTTACTTCTACACTTGTAGACTCGTAATAAGGTATAGATGTTAATGTAATTTCATTTAAAGTTAAACTTGTAAGCGTCCGGAAATAAGAACCATCTCGTTCTTCCCATTCCTGACCACTATCGTTTACTTTGAAACCAAATGAACACCCTGTAATTACATGTGTTTTTGAATCTTCTAACACATCTTGACCTAAACTTGATTTATTCGGTGCAAGTTCGAAGTACAAACCTTCAGAACGATTTTCTAATTTTAAATTGGCATCTGTATGCCCTAAAATTCTGCCCCAGTCATGATCTTTAAGCGCAAAAATACGATGACCATCCGCTAATGTATCATTTAAGGCTTTTGGATCTATTTTTTCGTAGAATGTATCTCCCCACGTATCGTGAATTTCAGCGAATTCTTCATACACTACAGCTAGTCCAGAGATAATTGTCCCTTCCCCATCGAACGCTGCTCTTGTTTCTACGTTTTTTAGCTCAACGGTACGAATTTCTGTATCTTTTTTAATATTAGGCTTCATTGGCATTACTATTCTTCACCTCCCTTCAATACAGTTGATTTCTTCCTATTCCTTTCAATAGCTGGCAAGTTAATGTCATATAAATCACCACTAATAAGTAAGATGTCTCCACCTTCTAATGGTGGTAACTCTTCATAAGCTCTTACTTCATTTGGAGTGAACCAACCAGAACGGATACCTTTAGAATAAAACTCGCCCCGCGTTTGGATGTCTCCACGTAAAAGAGCGTTCACATTGAACTTAAAACAAAGTCCTTGCGATCGCTCTTTTTGTATAAGAAGCTTCCTATTAAATTCCTGTTCGTACATTCTAACGATTGGAATCATTGTATTTTGTACAAATTCTAATGATTGTTGCTCCATGCTTGAAAAGTTAGCATCACTAAAATCTCCAAGTAAATATGGTGGCAAGTTGTATACTGTAGCGACACGAGACCTTGTAATTCGTTCTACTTCAAACACTTTCGTATCAATAAAATCTCGACTGATTTCATCTAAAGTGGCTCCGTTATCAACAATAATTACGCCGCTACCATTTGTTGAGTAAAATTTCTTAAATGATTCCAACATCGCTTCTTTTTTAGGGTCACTTAAGTTAGCCGCTACTTTTAAAACGAATGATGCTTTAATTCCGTTTTCCATTTGGGCTAAGCTAAAATCTTTAACTTTAGTATCGTAATCAATAGAATTACGTAATACATCTAGGGGTTTTATTCCCTTATAACCCGTTGTATGGATATGTTTTACATGAATCATATCCATATTATGAATATAGTAAATGCCATCATCACCATGAATTTCGTAATAAAGGTCCTTGCTATCTTTTTCCACAACAGGATTAACCTTTGTAGGGTCTAATATATCTAAAGATATAACTTGTGCTTTCTTATCGTAACGTTTCAAAGCATATGCATTACCTTCAATATTTCGAAATACTTCCATTGTTCTAATGAAATCGAAGCTGGTAACATTAGTATTTGGTGTATTAGCGATTAAATCCGATAGTGGAGTATGAGTTTGAGAATAGCCTTCATACAATTTCAGAGGAAAGCTTGCTAATGAGTTTGATAACCGAGAAACTGCTGCAAATATAGTCTCGTTATTAGCTAAAGCCTCATTACTTTGCCTTCTAAATATATTGTATGGTTCAAACCATTTTGAAAAACTGCCATACTGGCTTGCACTTCGTTTTTCAGAACGGAAAAATGATTTAATTCTTTTGGTTAATTTCACTTATTCACCTCCTTAAAAGTTCCATACTTCAATTACGCTGTCAGATTTCGTTAGCAACATTGCTCGTACATGAGCATTTATCATTGATGCTATTGGATCAATTCTTTCAATTGATTTCGCTTTATCTAGCATAATATTCCCGTTATGATCTTCTTTAGTTATTGCGTTCCCAATTGCCCAATCTAAAACAGGATTTTTATCATGAACAACATTTTTAGAATACACTTCTTCTCTGAAGTTTTTAGTTGGCTCACCTAAAGTGCCTATCCCTTGCCTGATTTCTATCATCATATACCCTTCGGATTCGAGGTCCTGTGCAAATTGACTTGCATTCCATGGGTCATAGCAAATTTCTTTAACAATGATTCCATATTCTTCTTCTAAATTCTTTATATATGTTTTTATGAAATTGTAATCCACAACACTGCCAGGAGTTGTGGTAATGTATTCTTGCTCGTGCCATAAATCGTAACGCGTTTTGTCTTTTTTTACTTTTTCTCTCATTGAATCCTCTGGCATAAAACTATGACTAAAAATGTTATATTTATCTGTTTTAATGATGATTCCAAGTGATGTTAAGTCTATTTTTGCTGATAAGTCGATACCTAATATAGCCTCATGGCCTTTAAAATCCTTTAAATGAAGAGAATCATCTCCACATTTATTCCATTTAGCCATATCCATGTATCCGTTATCTTTCATATCGACCCATATATTCATATTCTTAGTAAGAAAACTTCGCATCTTTGCCGGATCTTCAAGTGCCTCTTCAAGCTTTTCACGAATACTTTTTATACCTTCTTTATAAGTACACACAATAGGATTAGCTTTTATCCAATTTCGTTCATCTTTAATATCGTCATCCTTATCAAGTTCACAAATCATAACAAAATAACTTTCGTTTTGCGTTTGATGTTCCTGATCGAGAATTCTAGATACATATTGATACTCAGAGAAACATGGGAATGATTTGTTAAACCCTGCTGTTGTAATAATTACCAACAGTGGACTTTTACGAGAAATCATACCCGAATCCAAAACATCATATATTTCTGATGTTTCATGGCAATGATACTCATCTAAAATTCCTAAACTAGGGTTACTTCCATCGCCAGTTTTACGTGCTTCTTTTGATAAAGGTTGAATGATTGAACCTGTTTTTAAATGTTTTATTTTGCCGTATGAATCTGTGTATCTCCCTTTAAACAAATCAACTGGAGTAAGTTGTAAATTAATTTCCGAATACACCTTGTCTGATTGATCTCGCCCCCAACCAGCAATGTAGCATTCTTCTACTTCACCAGATAAAAACGTAGAATAGGTTGCTATGATTGCTAATAATTGTGATTTTGCATTTTTTCGTGCTAATTGGATGTAAGCTTTTCGGAATCGTCTAGAATCGTCTTCTTTCAATTTCCAACAAAAAATATTTCCACATACAAACAGCTGGAAATCAGTTAGTTCGATAGGTTTTCCTGTTAATGTTCCTTTTGTGTGCTTAAACATTTTCGCCCAAACATAAAAATCTTCTAGTTCTGAAATGTCGAAATAAAAAGGATATTCTTCCTGGTTAATTTTTGATAGGTCATTTATAAACCTATTACAAGCCACAATGTGCTTTTGGCAAGCTGCTATATCTCCTTCAATGATGTCTAAAGAGTAGTTATAAACTTTATTGAATAACTCTTCAGCCGTAATTTCCGTCATAATTTAGAACCGAATTTCTTTTCAGCTGTTGTTTTTGGCTGATCTTCTTGTTTTGTAGGCATAACTAACTTACATCTCGAAGTAATAGTCAGTCCTAAATCACTCGCTGCTTGCCTGCATTGTTTAAATAGCTTGTCCTGGTTAATAAGTAAATCTGTATAAACATCATTTGAAACAATGTCTTCTATAGATTCAACTGTATTACCATCTTGACCTGATTTGATAAACGTTTCTATCTTTGTTGGAGCTGTATCCAATAAGGTTTCTGTTACTTGCCAGTACATTTTTTCAGACACTAAATAACGAGCTAGTGCATCGACATCGAGATTGGACATAATCCCGATTTCTACTAGCTCGTCAGAAATCTTTTTAAATTTTCTTCTTAAATCTTTCGGGAGGTAAGTCGGTGCTTTTATCCTATTACTAGGCGCTTTAATTTCATGCGACTTCCGTTCCTCAATTTCTTGTTTTGTTAAATTCTTTTTCCCTTTATATACAATCAAGTCAATTGGTTGCCTTGGCCGTGCCATCTCCTTACCTCCTTTCAGATTTTTAGTTTAGGGAGCCCGAACCGCCATTTTTGAAAATTTCATTTAGGGAATTTTCTGCGCGTGAAGCGGGGCGGCGGTCTTTCAGTGTCTGTCCATTCAAATGTTCATAAGGGGGGGCTATATAAAAATCAACTATTAGCTTCTTTGACGTGTTTGATATTTTCTTTTCTAACGATTGTATTATCATCAAACCTTATCCATTCAACAGATGGATCATTAAGTGTTTTATATAAGACTTCTAAGTTGTCTTTATCTGTTGTTACCTTCAAGTGATTATCCGTCTTGAGGTACACTGCAAGAACAATTGTATTACTCATCTTCATTAACCTCTCTTCCCATGAACCTTGTTATGGCATGCATTACACAGGCTCGTTAAGTTATCTATATCTAAACGCAAGTCCCATTCATCTCTTACTTCCTGTATGTGATGGACCATATCAGCAGCCTTCATCATTCCATCATTAAAGCAGTGTTGGCACAGGTTATTATCACGTAACAAAGCTTGTTGTCTTACCACTTGCCATGCCTTACCGTTATAGAATGAAGTTGATCTACTGTCTCGCTGTACCTTATCGTAATACCTTGTAGCATCCTTCTTATGGTTGTCACAGTATCGTTCTGTTGTAAGCTCTGGGCATCTAGGATGAGAACATGGTTTCTTCGGTTTACTTGGCATGATTATTTTCTTTCTTCCATTTATCAAACTCTGCTTTTGCAGTAGACAATCCTTTATCCATCCATTCTAGTTGTATCTTGTTTTGCTTTACAATTTCAGAACTTGTTTTAATTGTTACTACAATCTGCTCTCTTCTAGCTTCTTGTTCTTTAATCCAAGCATTCATTTGATTGATATATATTTCATCAGCATTCATTATTCAGATCCCCTTCATCCTCAAAATAAAAAGGCCACCATCACTTGGCGCCTTCTACTTCTTTCCTAACTCTATCTAATTCAACCGCAACCTTCTCATTAGTCTCTTGTAATTCATCCCATACCTTTTGTTTACGCTTAACACTTGTAGCTTTCTGTAATCTAAACCTCAAGTTCTTTTGATGCTGCATTAACTTCCTAACTACCTTGTCAACATAGAAGCAATTCTGCTCTCCACCACATTCAGGACATACAAAGTAATGTTCTTCTATATCTTCAGTAACACGTTTAGTTTTAATTTCATTAATCTTGTATTCGTGTTGGCAATGGCTACATGTTACATTTGTTTTCATCTATCACCCACCACCTTCTATATTAATAGGAAGTAATTTGTCTAACTCCTCCTTGTGCTAAATGCTATACGTTTATTTAATTTGAAACGATGTGTAAGTTTTAGGCAAGCCGTCATATCTGTGGCCTAAAACATTATAGAAGTTAATTTCACTTTGTATTTCTTCATCTGTCATTTCGGAATAGCAAGGATGATCCCTTAAATACTCATATTCTCTTTTCAATCTACCGACTTTCAAACTCATTCGCCAATCAACTAAAGTATTAATCAAATAGTGTTTAATCATCAAATCACCTCTAATTGTTCAGCTATCTCATTAAACAACTGATGTCCTTTTTCCGGATATCTTTCTAATCCGCCATCAGCAAAGTATTCACCTTCATTATTAATCACTTCAATAAGTACTTCTCCTTGCTCCCAAACCTGCAAAGAAAACGCAATGCATGATTCAAATTCTTTTAACGCTTCTTCTCTGTCTGTGGTAGCTAACATAATATCCGTATCTGCATGGTCCCACATCACAACTGTATAGATTAGCATGAAATCACCTCAAAAGAATCTTATTTTTAAAAATACATACCGAAAACTAATTTATACAGGGAAATTAATAACCATACATTATGTTTTCTATTTAGTTTACATAATTATTGTTATACGCAGTTGTTTAAAGTTGATATCATGGGAAATCGTTGATATTACTCACTTTTCGTTACATATCATTCCATATCTTTATGCATGATTTTATGCACGCCCTATTTTAGCGGGTTTTCAGCACCTAATCACCGTTATTCCCTGCATAAACTTCACATTGTTAACTACCTCTATTTTTGTTTAGAAATAATGCATTGCAATCGATATCCTTCTAATTCCCAAATCTTATTCACGATTCGTTCCTTGCAACATTCAATACCAATCTTCACATCATAATTAGCAGGATCTACACATGCGCTTGATTCAGTCAGAATAAATCCGTTTGGTAATTTAGCAACAACCACTGTGCATTTACCGTGAAACTCTTCTACTGTCCAATGTGTTCTTTCTAAAATGCTATTAATATCTTCTTGAGTGATTGTATTCTTCATCATTATTTCCTCCTCTATTTTCGTTCGTTGTGTTCGTTTGTTTTGTTAGGATTCTTCATCCTCTTTGTCGCTCCAGTTACATGCAAAAGGATATCTTTCAACTGATACCGTACCAACTTCTCCTTCTTCCGTTAACGTTATCTCTAGCTTCTTTATACCTTCTTTTCTTTGCCACTCTTTATCTACTTGTATATCACCAGTACAACTGAACTTAATCATCCCTTAATCTTCCTCTCCACAAATGACGCCGTCGTCTTCTAAAAACTCTAACAATACCTTTACATCCTTTGAACTTTTAACTTCATCCCACGCTTGCCCTTCAAAACCATAATGTTCTTCGCAATAACCAATCATAGAATCGAATTGCGTTCTATTAAAATAAATATCATCAATGTGTATTCTTTCGCTCATCTCTTCTCCCCCTTATCATCCCTTAACAACAAACAAGACGCCACCAAGATCACGGCAGCGCCTACGATAATTGCTATTGGTTTAATCATTAATCATCATTCCTATTCGTTCTAATATGCGGACAAGGATTTGCACCTTGCAATGCAACTACTTTGCTGGTCGATTTTACCGTCATGATTCGGTAAGTTGCAGGAATTTCAGTTAGGTTTCACCCTACACACCGATAACCTTATAGCGTCTACCTATTCCGCCACCGCATAAATGTTTAATGTGTAATTTCTATATAACAAAGAAAAAAGCACCCGTTATGGATGCTGACATTGATGTTATTTTTTATTTAAATAACTTTTGAATTTTTCCATACTACCATATACATGTTCAAATACCTCTGGCCAACGTCTTCCCTCATGTAAAATTCGTGAAATACTTTCCGCAAAGTGATAATTACCACGTTTCGCAGGAACTATTTCATAAATCTGTTGTTCATATGAACTGTGTGTTATAAGTTTTTCTTCCCGTATCTCTTCACTCAAAGCATCCATCAAATCAAAAATACGATCAAGCTGTTCTTTTGTTACTTTTGTTTCAAATAAGAACCTAGAGAACTCTGTGTTTTCAAAAAGTAATTGTTGTCTAAATTCAATAAGTGCTAAACGATCTTCTAATTCCATGTTTTCCATTTCTCCATCTCCTACATTCATTTTATGCAAATACTTATATTCGACATAATTAGATATAATCCTCTTTATAACAAACGAAAAGCCATCACCGAAGTGACAGCTCTAAAGGGGATGGGAGAAAAGAGAGAAAACAAATGGCAAAGTTTCTCTTCATTCAAGATTGAGGTGAGATACTCTCAACCTTCTCCAAGCCACCGCATCAACTAGTATGGCTACACGCCCTGTGTTCGGTGACTGGGAGAAGAATCTTCTCGTTTATACTCCGTAGAGTCGGCTACTTAATGTCATTTTCACCATTTACGTTTGCACAATGTGATTATATCCAGACGCATATGTTTCTTCCTACGCCTTGTTTGAACCAATACACAAGACTGAGGGGAATGTTCAGCTGTATTGGCTCAAACAAAGAGCGGAAGCTCTCTGCTCGTTTAATCGTTTAAGAAGAACAACTTGACTTATATCGGTGATTGTCGGTAGCAATTACTGATATAAGTTAGACTTCCCTTCTTTCATGACATGCAGTTCATTCAATAGAACCATCATCCCATTTGTAAAACGATCCAGTTTTAACATAGAAATCAAGAAATCCACATGACAGGTGTGGTTTTACTACCTATGAGCCTACAAACGAAAGGCGGTACGTTTATACACTCAATGAGAAGTAAAACAGTATGACGAATGCGAGTTATCTCACACCCGCCACACTGGAATATGTTTTAGTTATTTTAAGGGAATCTTACCACCCTTACGGCGAGATTCTTACCGCCCATGCCCGCCCTTCCGCGGTATACGTTAAGGAGTACTAATCCTCTTCGGTATGCGGTTTTCAAAGAGCTTGTAAGATAATAATACGGTGAATTCCGCATCCGTTTGTTCCTCACTTTCTTCCGTATTTGTTCCCATTTTGTTCCCGTTTTTTTATCTGATTAAATAATTCGTAATGCTGTAGCAATCGCCATAATCGCGCTTTTCTTCTGATAGTAATACCACTTATGCTCTAACATCATTTGAGCTTTAATCAAAGTGTCGTTCATTACTCCACTTTTCAAATACTTACGCTCAATGATCTCTCTTTGCTCTATATCCAATGAATGTTCTAATGCTCTTTTTATTTGCAAGTACTTGTAATCATTTATCTTCCTTGTATCACGCAATTCAGGAAATAACTGAATACTTTCCCTTTCACATTCACTTTGATTCTCCATACGTACAGCTAGAGCCTTATAATCACGTAACACCTTCACTACTGCTTTTTGAATTAACTTATACTCCTTGTCATCGATTTCTGGAAAGAATGCTAATTGCTCCATCTGTAATCCCCCTATTTCGAATTTGTCTTTTTAACATCACATAAGGTACGTGAAATTTTACTATCTCATTGTTGAATAAGGGAACATCGCGCATTAACATAGCCCCCACCACACTATTGCGCATTGTTCCGTTATCCATTAAGCCTTTAATAATTTATGTTTCTTGTTGGCCATCTTCTCTTTTGCTGCTTCAATGTTATTGGCTACCCTTTTATGGTCCTGATCAAATTGAATCATGCCATCAAACATAACCGGAGTTACTGCTTCATCAACGTATTGTAAGTAATCTATTGCCGCTCGTTCTGTCTGATCTACTAAGTATCCGTAAATATCAAAGTCCGCCCTTGGTATCGACTTCTTGCCTTTTGGCTGTTGCGACATTCTTACATAAGATTGAATGACTTGTAGTGGTACTGCGAATACTGACTGGTCCTTGCTAAACCCAATAAGAAAGAAACAAATCGCTCCCATCTTCTCCGCTGTCTCTAGATAATCCAATTGGTGCTGCGCAATGTTCTTTAAATCAAAACGATTTATCTCATTTGTGGACTTTGCTTCAAACGCTATAGCTCGTCCTTTATACACGCCGTCATAATCTACTGTACTTTTTGATTCGTAATACCCATCTTTCACACGGCCATAAACCATTTTTAATACCTTTACAGGAGTCGGACGCTTGTTTATAAGCGCCACTCCCTCTCTTTGATACATTTCATTAGATAGATTGATAAGCTTCTCAAAAGCCATTCCACGGTTACCTTGTCCCATTTTTATTCCTCCATTTCTTTCTTGCACTCTTCAAGAAAATCAATAACTTCCTGAACATGCTCCCTTGTTGTCATACTCTCCATCACGTGTCCTTCATCGTTATAAACATTAACCTTATTCTCTTTAAACTCCATTCCGCACATTCCGTCTGCACCTAATAGCTTTACGTTGTCTTCCATATCCATTCCCCTTTTCTACAAAATGAAATTTTTATATCCATCTCTCTAATGTCTTCAATAACTCTTGAGCACCCTCTTTACTCAAGGTTACATTCCCGCCAAATAGTTCAATAGGTTCTTCAACCATCTTCCCTGTGACGAGACAAGATTTTTCATGCTTTCTCATCACAATATCCTCGCCATTCAAAAACAACTTCATTTCCGTTCCTGGCCCAATCCCTAATTGCCGTTTAATCTCGATTGGTATAACTAACCTTCCGTACTGATCAATAGCCCTTGTTATCCCTGTATTCTCCATCTCTCATTCCCCTTTTCTACTAAAATAGCGTTTTCGTCTTACTTAACTCCTGTACTCCCGAACCCCTGATTTCCTCTTTCCGAATCCGATAGCCTATCCTCAGATTACTAACCTAGCCTGTCCGGTTTGTTCGATTTCAATTTCCGTTTTGTTATGTTTTTTAATATTGCAAGTACGACATAAAACTTGGAGATTATCTGGTGTAGAATCTCCTCCTTTTGTTAGAGGAATTAAATGATCTATATGCGCTTTATCATGTGTGTTCCAATCTCCTGTACGCCTGTCATGAACTTTTATACCGCAACATTGGCATGTCCAATTGTCTTTGTTCAACAATTCCGTTCGTTGAGATGGTGTAAACTTTACATTATGTTTAAGAGAACGCCTTTTAACGCCATAACTATATCTTTTTTCCTGATTTTCTTTTTCCCACTTCCTTCTTTGTTCCGCTCTATGTTCTTTATTCTTTTCATACCATCGCCTATCAGATTCAGCTTTACGTTCCTTGTTTTTCTCATACCAGCGTTTAGTTTTTTTAGCTCTACTCTCTTTGTTTTCTTCGTGCCACCGTTTACTATATTCACTTCTGCAATTTCTACATGTCCCTTCACGCCCGTTTTTACATTTCTTATTTTCAGGATAATCACTGTACACTTTCCATTCTTTGCACTTCCTGCATACTTTCCCATCCATATTAATCACCTCTTTTTCATTTAACGCCAGTAGACCCAAACCCACTTGAACCACGATCACTTTCTGACAGTTTGTCCACCTCAACAAAATGAGCTGTTTCCACTGGCGCTATGACGCCTTGAGCAATCCTGTCACCTTTTCGAATGATATAGGACCCCTCTGGATGCAATCCATCAACTTGAGCGAATTCATCACCGATAGTTCGTAAATAATCTGTCATTGTCCCTATTAATGATCGTGAATTTCTTGTTATAACTCCAACCTCTCCTCGATACGATGAATCAACCGTTCCAAGGATTACTATTAAATCTGTGTTAAGTGATATTCCACTTCTTGGTCTAACCTGTAACTCGTATCCTGGTGGAATCTCGAAAGACAATCCTGTTGGTACAACCTCTGTTGCTTCTGGCCATATAATCGTGTCCTCCGCTGCTACTAAATCAAAACCACTATCACCAGGTTTCGCGTACTTCGGCAAATCCACATCTTTCAATCGTTTAATCTTCACTCGTAAATTCATTCCGTTCCGCTCCTTATAAGTAACTTTTCAATTTCTCTTTCTGTTTCTTCAGCTCTTCCAAAGCCTTCTCTGTTTTCCGTTTTTCGCTATTCAATCCGTTCAAATGATATTGTTTCCTACAAATCTCGCTTTCTACTACCACGAGCTCACCTTCCACCTGTATTTTGGTTTCTTTCTTCATGCAATCCCTCCTACAGTCCTAATACTTCCATGATCTTGCCAATATTTTCATCGAACCCAATGTATGGTTTACCCTCAATAACGAATGTCGGTAATGAACTAGACTTGTAGACTGACTGTAGCGCGTGTAAATGCGCCTCGTCCTGGTCTACGTTTCTTTCAATCAATTCCACTTCATGCCCTGGCGGTAAATTAGAAAACCTTTCCTTTGCCGCTTTGCATTTTCCGCAAGCCGTGCCTGTGTACATAATGATCTTAGTTGCCATTCTCTTCATTCTCCTTTGCCTCTGCTAATAATCGAGTTACTTCATAAGTACCGTTCTCTGTATATCTCATCACTCTTCCTCCTTGTATTTAGATAAGATAGTTATTAATGCAATTGCCGTTCCTTCATTCGCAATCCATTTCCCTCTATAGAAACCAGCAAGCCCTAAATCTTCAGCTTCATAAGCCTTATCCGCTTCTTTTCTGTTTTCTACTGCTGATTGCTGCAACTGTTCGATAAACTCTTCAATCGCTTCTCTCATTACTTGTTACCCCCTTGTAGTAACTCTGGATTCTCAAATCTATTGCCCTTAATATGATTTAGATTTACTTCACTCCACAATCTTTCTCCATGGTCTTTCTCGTTATCAATCCACCAAGAACCCTCTTCTTGTTTAACCACTCCTGTAAACCCATGAGTTTCTTCTATTCGGTCATAAAATTCTTGGTAAACGATGTCACCTTCGTAAATTTCATTTCCGTGCACGTCTTTTTCTTCTGTGTATTGAAGTAGTTCAATATCTTTCAAATCCGCTACAAATTGCTTATAACAAACTTGGTCTTTAATAATCGCTAATTGGGCCTTATTGTTAGCAAAGTCGATATAACCAATCTCATACATCTCTTTGTTCACCTTGTCCCATGCTCTGTACTTAATCTCTCTACTCATTCTCCCCATCCCTTTCCAACAGCCCCGCCAGTTCCTCGCAACTTCCTTCAAATAAGTCGCGCCCATCGGCTAGCTTGAATATATTCTTCTGAATCAGTATTTCTATTAAAACGTCTTGCCTGTCCATGTTGCCTCCTAGCTTATTTGTTTTTTCTTATACTTACGTGGTGGTTTTGTTGCTGCTTCGTATGGGTCCATCTTCCTTTTAACCCTTTGATAAAATGTTTTATCACTAATACCGTTTGCTTCAGCTAAAGGGATGTAGTCTGAAAATCCTTTTGGCTCTGTTGCCGCCTGATATGGCGTCATGCCGTTACGTAGTCTTCTAAAAAATGTGGAACGGCTTATATTGTTCTTTTTTGCTAACAAGTACATTTTGGTATGTTTCTCATTTCCTTCCCAGCTCGTGCCAACTGGTGTTGTTATAGCGCGCTGCAAACCCCAATGTAATTCTTCCATTCGTTGATCTACATTTTTTCTACTAACACCAATCTCAGCTGCTTTTGCATAATCCTTTAAGGTTGGTTTTTCCTTACTTTTCATTCCCCTAACACCTTCCTTTTTCCCCGTTGGTTTCGTTGCCGCCTTATGATATCCCCATTCTCTATCCAACCTGCTGTAAAAAGTGTTACCGTTAATACCGTTTTTTAAAGCTACCTTAATCCATTTACTATGTTTCCCTTCATAATGATGCCTGACTGTTCCGGGTGGCGATGTTATCGCTTCTTCTAGATCCCATTTATCTGATTTATAAACACGATAGTTGAGTAATTTTCTTCCAACACCGTTAGTTGCTGCCCTTGCATATTCCTCATCGGTTAACCAACGATTTAAAGCCATTACTTCCCCTCCTAATCCAATGCCATGACTTCATCTCTCGTACGGTCAGAACGAGTAATCCCAATCTTCTGAATACCTTTACCATGTTCTTTCACTACCGCGCTCCATGCTTCGCTCTCTGTCTTTACATCGAACCAATCAATACGTTGCTTTTCTTCCTTGTCATAGAACTCCACAGCGTATGTCGTTATGACGGGTGTCTTTGCTAAGAATCGCTCTGATGTGCTTGTCGCTGCATAATCAAAGCTTCCCACCACATCCTCAAGTGTTAGTTGTTTCATGCTCCTAACCCCATCGGACGGGATTTAATTTCGTTCTTATCCGCCTGATCCATTATTAATGCTGCAATTTCTAATTGATGTCTCCCCAGTTCTTTTGCAATTTCGATAATGTTTTTGTTCTCTTTCCACATTTCTTGCAATTGAATCACTTCGCTCTCATCAAACACCAGGTCCAGTTCTTCTAAAGCGATATACATGTTACGACGCGAGTTCTTCATGTATTTCCTTTGTTGTGCTGCTATTGTGTAATTCTCCTTTTCCAAATCCGTTCCAAGTCTTGGCATCCCATTTCCCCTCCAGTTGTAATTGATGAATTGCTCTTAGCTCCGCCATAACAGCATGACGTCTTCTATCCACTTCTTCAGGACTGCGATTCCCTGCTTCGCAAATACACGGCGCAAATTGATAGCAGCCATTCCCCATATCGTTTTGAATTACTCCCGTTCCGTTACATGCACACATTGTTATTCCCCCTTTTTAAAGTTTCGTAATCTATAATTATCGCCAAACATTTCTAGCATTTCTGCGTTTTCCATCATTCTGCTAAAATCACGTTCTCCGTACATTTCTGCTAATTGGCCCACATTGAAATTTGTTGTAAATAAAGTACTTTTACCTATGCGGCTATCTACAATTTCATTTGTTTTCGTTTGTTTCCAAGTAACGCCCTCTTTATCTTTCTCTGTAAACTCCGCCCCGAAATCATCGATAATAAGAACGTCTACTTTAGCAAGCAGTGACATAAGCTTGTCCTCTGTTAATTCGCTATTTTTGCTCCAAGTAGATTTGATTTTGGTAAACAGTTTATTCATTTGGATGAACATCGCACTATATCCACGTTTCATTAATTCCTTTGTAGCTGCTACACATAAATGACTTTTCCCTACACCGTAATCACCTGTAATAATCATGCTTGTTGGATCTTCTTTGCTGTATGTAGAAACGAAGTTCATGATTGTCTCTTTTGCATCTATTAATTCTTTTGTAGGTGGTAAATAGTTATCGAAAGTAGCCTTCTTCAATTTATCGTTGATTAGGCTGTTATCTGCGAACGAATCGTACAAACTAATAACTTGGTTCCTCTTTTGTATTACAAGCGTTTCTTGAGCTAACTGAACGTCCTGAGGAGCAATTTCTTTGCAATGCCAGCAATAAGCTCTGTTGTTTTCATCAAGAAACTTTTTACGTCTGCATAAACAACATCTTTCATTAGCGACCTTTGGTAAAGTCATATTTGTTGATGAAGCTACTATCTTTGCCACTGCTTGCATTAGAACCCGCTCCTTTTATTTTTTCGTTTAGATAACCCTCGAATTTAGTTCCAAACAATGTTTCTGGTCGTAAGTACTGGTTCATATTCGAATCAGTAAGCCATTGCGCTGTTTTAATATCAATCACCTGTTTGAAATCATCTATAGTAAAGCCGTCTTTAAACCTAGCGTTGATTAAGGTTCTTGTTTTGGCTGTTTTGTGTTTAAAGGATTTTCCTATTTTTTCATTAAGATAAGAAACAATATCCTCATAAGGGATGCTGTCTTTTGACCGCTCTTTTTGGTCAGAAGGCATAATATCTTTTAATGTAGTAATCTCTGTTGTATTCTCTGTTGTATTCTCTGTTAAAGATTCCGACATTTTGTCAGGTTCCATTCCGACAATGTGTAAGTTTCCATTCTGACAATTTGTAAGAATCGAATCTACCAATTTGTTATAATCCAATTTGTAGTGAACAGTTGGAGCTCCGTTCGCTTTTTTTAATGCCGTTTCTACATATCCAGAAGCAACAAGCTTTTTCGTTGAATACCTAACTTGTCTTTCCGTTAAACATATTTCTTCTTCCCATTCCTTATAGGTTTTGTAAAAGAATCCATCCTTTCTTTTTGATTTATCACTGTAAAATACGATTTGGTTAAGAAGTATCGCTGTTGTGAGATCGCCTGTTAACTTAACAAACAATTTAGGTACAACGACTATGTTTTCTTGTCCGCTCATTTGAGAAATAATAGTACGTATCGTGTTGTAATTACTCACTCAGTTCACCTTCTTCATTTCCGTTTCATAGAAGCAATCTGTTTCGTCAACTTCACCTGTTCTATGAATACTTTCTGTATTTACAACTCTTCTCGCTGGATAAACACATTCGTAACCTTTTTTCGACCATTCATACATTTTGTATCCAATTTCCGTCTTAGTATCACCACGAACATATTTATTCTCTTTAGTCTTACTTGGAATAATGAAGCTGTATCGTTTTGATCTGTACACTGTTTTCATCACATCACGTCCCTTTCGCATATCGCAATATCGCCTTTAACACTTAATATCCTGTAACCTGGATAGCGATCAGGAGTGATGTACTCAATCGCCTTAGCTTTTGCTTCTTTTTCGTTTCGTACGCCCTTCCAGCACCATGAAGGAAGGACGACTTTAGATTGATTTTTATCTAACATGGTTTCATCTCCTTATTAAGCTGATTGTTGCGCTGCTTGTAACATCATGTTGATAGCTGTTTTTATCCGGTTATCAGTTTTATCATTCTTAACCAACCATTCTAGGTAGCCTTTGTTTTCTTTGAATATTTCTCGTAATGTCTTCCCTTCGTACTTTCCGAACGAAAGGGTTATTTCTGAACCCTCAGTAGCATTTGTCGGCAATGGTAAGTCTTCTTTCCGTTGAGTATTTGTTCTATTTTGATTGCTATAATTATCATTTGATTGTTTAGGCGTAGGATCTTTAGCATCTGCATCATCTTCGTCAGTTGGAACACCGAAGAATTTGAGTAAAAAGTACCTTTCTGAATACGTCAGCGCAGAACCATATGCTTTTGAAATGTCATCTTGTTGCCCAAAAAACTTCCATGGTATAGTTTCTCTTTCATCAGGCTTTTCTGCATTAATCCATTCATAGAAGCCATCACCCTCAATCACAAAATCCGTTACATCCTTACCTTTTTTACTTTTGTAACTGTACTGCCATGTTTTATGCTCGCCCATCTTCGGCATGAGAATGACTTGTAACTCATCCATGTTGTTTTTGATTTTGTGGAGTATCTGAGAACCTGTTACGTAGTCATATCCATAACTTTTTCCGTTCTTTACGAATACATCTATGTCTTTACGAATTGCGACTAGCTTTTGCCAAAGGTTCATTCTTCGTCATCTCCTCTAGTGAACTTTTTCAATACAGCAATCGCATCTTCTATTTCAAACACCTTACTTTCAGTTTCTTGGATATTTTCAATTACAATTGGTTTCTTTGCTTCTAATCTTTCTAACTCTCGTTTGTATTCTCCTAATCTCCGTTGCTCTACAGATAACGATTTTTCTAACTCCTCAATCCCTGCGTTCAAAACGGAATCACCTCTTCTTGTTGACTAACCTCATAAACTTCCATAAGTGCTTGTAATCCGTATTCGTAAGCCACAACCATTGATGTGGCACCAGGTTCTTTACTTTGCTTATATCGTTCAACCAAACTCATAAGAATTTGAATTTCATTTTCAATTTTGTTTTGTAATCCCATATCATTCACCTGCCACTTTCGCTACTGAACGTTCTTTTACGAATTGTTTAATACAATCAGCCTCTGCATGGATTGGATCCCCATTACAATCAAGATACCCTTCACCATAGTAGATCTCTCCACCACAGCCAGTGCAGTAATCCATGAAGTCTCTCACTGATGAATCATGAGCATTTCCAATCAACATTCCGTTTTCTAACATTTCTTATTCCTCCTTGTATTTAGGAGAAAAGATTTGGTATAATGTAAGTAGAAAGATTTACATTTCTTTTCTCCAGACCACATTAGGCGTAGTGTGGTCTTTTTATTTTGTCTGATGCTTTACGCATCGAAACATCCAGGAACAGCTGTATTGGTGGGGGCACCAAGCACTTTAGGTTTTATGTAGTTCCTGGACATTTCGACAAGCAAAGGCTTGTCTTATTTAGCTAGAGTAATAAATTCATAGTGTTGAATAGCAACGACTTCTGCACTGTTATGTACGTCTCTATCTTTTAAATCCTTTATGATCCACAAGAGTTTCTCTCGTTCGTATTCATCCTGCTGCTGTTTATCCATCACTGTTCATCCTTCATAATCCGTTTGTCTATGCGTTCCATCAGATAGATGAATCCTTTGAATAATATGACTGCCACCAGCACCATGCATAATGAGAATGTGCTTTCTTCCATTGTTTACACCGCCTTCTGTTCATTTTCTTTCTTCAGTCGGTCTATGATGTATGCTTGTCCTTTTGGTGTTACGTATGTTGTTGTCCATGTGAAAGCTTCGCCATTTGGCTTCTGTTTAACACCTTGATTTACCTCAAACAATTCTCTTTCGCATGCTTTTTGAGTAGGCTCTGTTGAGTTCTTAAACATTAATCCCCACTCACGTAATTTATCGAATAATCGTTTCTGTCCGATTTTGACACCTTGCTTCATTGCTAGTTTTGCAACTTCACCAACTTTTAGCGTTTGATCTGACTGCATGCACGCTTCAGCGAATGTTACAAGTGGTTGTTGCTGTACGATTTGCTGTTGTGCTGCTGCAAGTTTTTCTTTCTCTTCTTTTAATTTAGTGAGAAGACCAATTGCAAAGTCTGGATTAGTTACCGCTTGTTCCAGGACTTGATCTGTCATGTATGCTCCGTGTTTTCTAATAGAAGGAAGCACTTCAATCGCCAACCAATCTTGAAATTGTTCTGCTATATCGTTACTTGCTTTGAAAGCCAACTTGTATACTAGTGATTCAGGTATTAAATCTCCTTTCCCCACTTGTGGGGAATTATTAGGAAGATAAGAATTAACCCTGTCCCACCTTACATACAATTTTCCGCTTTTCGTTTGCACAATCCCTAAACTCTTAGCGACCTGTTCTACATCGAACAACACTTCGCCATTTTCGAATTTTGCTGATACCTCAAAAATTTCATTTTTAAATTTTTTTAGTTGATTCATATTTTCACTCCTTATTATTTGTTCGAAAAAATCGAACTTAATATTTAAAAAAATATCGTCTTTAACGTTATTAAGTTCGATTTATTCAACCCTTTTAAAAAGATCTTCCACAGGTATTGAAAACACTCTAGAAATAGCAAAAGCTGCTTCTTTACCCGGAGATTTAGTACCTTTAACATATTCGCAAACCGTGCTTTTAGAGCGTTTTATCTCTTTAGCTAGTTGTATTTGTCTCATTTCATTTTCATCAAGCAAAGCCGACAATTTTTTGTTGTCAAAAATCATTTTCCTGTTCACCTCGCTTACAAGTAATACTATATCAAAAAGTTCGAAAAAAGGGAACTATTTTTAAAAACTTTTTTATTTATTTTAAATCTTATAATCCTACTATTATAATTAATAATCTCAGAAAAGTTTGCTCTGAGCGAACTTTTGTAATAAAATGAACTTAATTACTGTAACACTACTACAGTATTACTACGATACTAATGAAGTTATTTATTAACCGATCATATATAAGTTTTAATTTAATAAAAAAGGGTGGATTAATTATGCGTGGGGATAGGGTAAAACAATTAAGGAAAGAAATGAAGTGGACACAAGAAGAATTAGGTAATCGTGTTGATTTAAAGAAATCAACAATATCAGAGATAGAAAACAATAAAAAGGACGCTGGCAGAAAAGCTATTACCAAAATTGCTACAATTTTAAATTGTACTACTGATTACTTATTAGGACTTTCTGATGATCCTCAATTAAGTAGCGAACAATATTCAGACTTACGAAAGAAATTCGATGTGTTACTTGAAAAGCTCGAGCAAAAACCTAAACACGAACAAGAGATGCTTTATAAAATGATGCAAGCAGCCCTTGGTTCGGATGACTAAATGATTGTCAGCGAGATGCTAACAATCATTTTTTTTGTCCATTATTTGTAGTTCTATATTAGAAACTTCTTTTTTCTTATTTTCATCACTTATGATTTCTCCCATAACAAGTGTTTTCCATAATACATCAGCTAAGTTCTCTTTTTTCATCCCTAAAACCCCCAGTTTTTCTATGTAGTTTGTGAACGATTCACAATGATTACCTTTTTGCGTTTTTTCTTCAAAAATAGGATTTCTCCGAAAAGCACAAATGGCATTACCTCTCATTGAGGTAATGCCATTTAAATATATATTATATAATCAGCCAGCTCCGCCGCCGCCTGGATCAACCATCATTTTGTATTGAGTTGTTTCAGTAATAGCCGACTGTTTTGGTTGTTCTTTAACAACATCAGAAGAATTTAATAAAAACACTCCAAGAACTGCTAACACTGATAAAGTTGATAGAATTTTTTTCAATATGCTCTCACCTACCTATAAGACAATTATACCATTTTTTCAAAGGATACCCAAGTATATTTTAGGTAATTGTGCATAAAAAATATTGCCGATTTCTTCGAATTTCTTTAATGAATTTTCTATCAGTTTTCTATCCCCTTTAGCAATTCCCATGTAGCATAGTTGAAAAGCAGATAGCTTACCATTCTGTTTTTCTAATCCATTTAATATTTCAATAGCCTTCTCTTTATTACCTTTTTTGATTTCTAGAAAAGCTATTTCTGCAGGATCAGTAAGATACAAATCGTCTAAATCTTTACCGTGATATACTTTGAGGAAATTAAGTGTGTTCATAATGCATCTCTTTTTATTTTTCATCATGTCATTAAAGGTATCACCAAGAGCATATAACGCTTGTTCTAAGTAAACTTTAGCTTTATTGTAGTCTTCAAATATATAAGACTCTCCAAGGACATTCAACGCACTCGCTTGTGGAATAGGGTATTTACCAGGTTCTCCGAGGTATTTCATTAAATAAGGTGTGTATTCTCTTGCCTCTTTTATCTTACAAAGAGAAAGACATGCAGCATGTATACTCTCGTTAATTTTTATAGTGAAACTTTGCTTTAAAAATTTTTCCTTTTGAGGAATTTCGTTTTCGATTTTCTCCTTGACATCACATGCATAGCTATACAAGAAACGGAAATCACTTGTATCATATACCCCATAACAATAAATGATATCTAAAAGTAAACTCATTTCAGTGCTTTTTACAGTCTTCCTCTTTTTTTCAACATCTGTTAATAACGACTTTCCAACAAGACCTTCTTTACTTCTTTTGTACAAAACACGATAAACTTCAGCCCATTCCTTTGTAACTTCATCTTTTGATAACTCGGCTTTTTTAATTAAGGTTTCCAGTAAGTCAAATTCGCCTCTAGCGTGGACAAACTCCATACCTATTTTTAAATTTTTATTACCTTTTATTTTCTCACAATACTCAAATAAACAAGCTCTTCTTAATTCTGGATTATGTTTGTACAAGTGAATCAATGTGTCTGAAAAGCATTGGAAATTAAATTGTGTATTGCCATTGAGATAATAAGAAACCTTCTTTTCGTTAATCCCAAGTCGTACCGCTAATTCTTTATTAGTGATACCAGCTGCAAATAAATCATCCTTCATTTTTATTAATAGTTTCTGCACTGTTTTGCTCCTCCTTGCCGGAACAAAAGACACGTTATACCCAATTTGTTACATTTAAGGAAAACGCGTCACTACATTCAAAAGATGTGTTATAATTTATGTAAGACTTGCAGTAAGTGTTTTCCCTAGTGCGATTAGGGAAAGCGGTATAAGAGTGCGCTAACACTACTTATACACGCTGTGAGTCTTTTTTACGTCCGTTTATTTTAATGTTTTCATAATACCACATTTTTCCCAAAATTCAGTCGTGCAGTTATCAGACAATTGTTGAGAAAGTTGAGAAACCGCTTTATATCAACGTTTCTAAGCTCTGTAAAAATAAAATATGCAAATATGCATGGAACGTATAAAAGACTTCACATGCATATATTACCATAAAATCGAACTTTTGTTCTATTTTATTTTTAGTTTTTAGTCGTTTTGCAACTAATTAATCTATTTGGTTAATAAAACAACTTATTATAGTAGTGTGATAGTGCAATATTTATACTTAAATTACTATGATAATCTTTGGACAAACTTTAAGACAATTAAGAAAGTCGCGTGATTTAACACAATCTGAATTGGCTGAGATTTTAAATCTTTCACAGAGCCAAATCAAAAATTGGGAAACTGGTAGATTCCAACCAGATATTCAAACTTTAGCGAGTATCGCCTCCTTTTTCAATGTTTCTTTAGACGTCCTTGTAGGTTTCTCTAACAATTTCGAGGATGAACCAATACAACAAGTTATTTCTGAAGCTAGGTCAACGTATGGGGCGTTAGACGATGCTCAGAAAGAGCGTTTTTGTAATCAAGTATTGTTGTTTATTCGAATGATTAAAGATAACCAGGATACGTTCTGATTTAAATTCATTGTAGAAGAAAAGTTTTCCAATGAATAGTGGTAAAATTTGACATAATTTGACCATTTCATCCAACGAGGGCTAATCGCTCTCTTTTTTTATTTTCATTCGACAAAATATGACAAAATAGTTGTAACTGAATTTGTTATGCTTGGCTGAGAAATCTTACATTTCGCAATCTCAAGAATATAGCTGGAGGATGTTTTAATGAAATTATCTAATAAACAACTGATTTTTGGCGGTATAGGCATATTAATCTTACTTTTTTTAAGAGGTCTATATAACAGTAATAAGATGTATGAAGCCACAAATGAACCTTATAGAACTTTTGATATCGTTGGTGAAGCTATCGCTGGAACATTATCATGGTTCAGTATAATCGCTTTTATCGCTTCAATTATTTTTCTTATTATTGCCTTGATTAGAAAAAAACAATTGGTACAAGTTAAAAGACCATTTCTACGACCGTTGATTGTATTTGGAGTATCAGCTGTATCTTTCGTTTTACTAATTATAACAGGCATGGCATATGCTCTTGATTATTATGCGAAAAATGAACAGACTGCTTCACAACCAAAATCCGATACCATTTATCAAGAAACTGATAAATTAAAAGGTGATATATCACTATTGGAAACTCAAAATAAAACTCTAGACGCTGAGGTAAAAAGGTTAAAGGAAGAATTAGCAAAAAAAGAACAGTCAACTCAACCTGTTCAACATGAACTGCCTAAAAAAGAAGACGTAAAGCCGGAGTCTCAACAACCTGCTGCTCAACCGGAAAAGAAAGAAGAACCTAAACAGGAACAACCTACTGGAACATTCGCGAACCCAGTAAAGAGCATCGACAAAACAGAAACTATGAATAAGGTTAAAGAAAAAGCTAAAAAAGACTTCCAAGATGATTATTCTACTCAAAATTATGTTGCAAATAAACAATCCAAAGCATTTGACTATTTAAATAATATTGAAATCAAGTCGCAAGAAGAATTAAATATTATAAATAAGGCACTGCGTGATTTTCCTACTGATTTTTCAACAGCAAAATATGTATACGAAAGACAAATGAAAGCTAAAGGTGAGCAAGAGGCTCAGTAATAATTTAATAAAATAGATAATAAATATGGTAAAATTATATTTGGATGAGAGTCTAATACATATTATAAAACTAAAGTGGTTCAAGTCGGAGGAAGGCACCTTAGGGTGTCTTTTATTTATGAAAAAAAGACGCATAGAGCGTCCCTTTTCCCACTTTATATTTGTTGCAATTCATCTTTATGTATTAATTCATCAGAAAATACAGCCCATCTACCATTAGGTAACCTAAAAATGGTTTTAGTTCCTTCTACTTGATATTCTAATACAGATTGATTGTCCTCTAAATTACTTGCATTAACGGCACTCATTTCCAATAAAGTTACAATTAATGATTCTGTATCATGACCTTTAACAAGATACAGTAACAACTCCTCGTCATTTTCAAATAATGCTATAGATTCCCAGTCTTCAAGTTCAAGCTTATATTCAAAATTCCCCTGAATCTCAGCGATATCATCTTCTGTAAAACCTAATAGTTCAAGATCAAAATCTAACATCATATTCAACCCCTTTTTTTATTAATTAATCTAATAATAGGATAACATACTACAACATTTTTTCTTTGTTCGTACGTGTTAATTTTATAATCTTTTTTCTTTAAATTTCACGTACTATATCTGATTGATAAAACCAAATTCAGAAATAAGGCATATTCTAAACATCCTTAAACGTAATAAAAACCCCCTAAATAGGAGGTTAAATATATATTGCTGTTTAATTAAATTCTTTCGTTAACGCTTCAAAATCAGCATTAACTTTTTTAAGTCTTTCTTCCCAAACTCTAATAAATGTCTTTTCCCAATTTAAACATGTAAATATAAAAGTTTCTCTGTCACTACAATCTATACTACTTAATAAAATATGATAAATATCATCTATAAAACCATATTGAACCTTATCGAATATTGACTCATTTTCAAATTCCGAACGTAAATCATATAAATAAATAGGGAAATACATAACATTAGGAGAGTCGCCCTCTGAAACCAAATACTTATTAATAAATCCTTTCATTTTGGGTTTCATAAAAGTCCCAATTTGAGCTAATTTAATACAATCATTAGTTATATCAGGTTCCATAATTTCTTTATGAACACCAGAATGATAATCATTAACAGCCAAATCAAATAAAGCACTTAAAAATTCCTCTACCGATAAATCTCCAGTCTGATACCAATCTAATATAGAAACACAACTAGTCATAAATAACCTCCAAATAAATATATAGTCCAAATAATAACAGGTTTAAACAGATATATCCTGAAACACTTTGTATAATTATCTCATCCGTCCCCTTTTCCTCTAACTATGTAAGTAGTAATTCCTGTATTTATTCCTCTATCTTAGTAAGTAGTTACCCCAGATCTTAAACAATCTCATAATTTTCATGTTTTCTTCGTAATTAAGCTTGACTGAAGGTCTTAACGGTTTTTATCATGTGGGAACGATTAAGGAACACGGATGGAAGGCAGATTTATCCCCTACTTTGACAGACTACAAAAAAGTAATCAGTCAAAATAGATGGATAAGCGTCTTTGTTTTCGCCATGCGGTCACTTATAAGGTATCCGTATGTATAGACCCTGTTCACTCAGCGATCTTCACCGCATACATCCTTTTTCTATGGCTTGTCCTTGTAATATCGTCCCTACACGACAAACTGAATGTACTCCCTAGCACCGTAATGCTAACGATAACCACCCGAACCTTTTAGAGAATCGTCCCTGGGCAAGTTCTCGCCCTCCCTCACCAGAAGAACAGGATTCCAATGAGGGGTGCTGTTTTTGTAGGCGTATACTCTGTACCCCCTGCACGACTAACAGCTAGCCACGCCGTAACACGTTCCCTCTATATAGAAGCACGGAATTACGGCTTATCAGTTTTTATTAACGTGGTATCAGGCAATTCCACGCGAACAAAAAACAAAAAAGGACATCTCCAATTCCTAAATAGCCTGTACATTCACAAGACTTCTAGGTTTAGAGATGCCCGGTATATATCTTTTGGACTACAAAATAATCAAAACTAGTATTTACTAGTTGAATTTTAGTCCAATCACAGATAAAATGGGTATATCAAAGAAGCCTCGTGAAAAGGCATAATTGTTTAAGGATAGTGTTGGTGCACTACTTAAACGTAAACACTGTGCGTTAATACAGTTCGTTTCTAGCCAAGTGGTGGTACACTAGCTAGAGGAAGTCACTCCGCTAATGGTTACTAGCCAATAGCATATGGGAGTGGCTTTTTTGTTTTCTGTTCATATTAAATTGTTTTGCTCGATCTATTTATGTAGATTTGTTTTATCAAATTATGTTTTGTTTTGTAGAAAGATGCTTGTTGTGTACTACGTTACAACAAGCTTTTTTGTTTGTAAATGCCTCTATAAGTCCGTAATATTCCACTTTACATAAAATTCGAATTTCATTTTTATACTTTTATAAATTTATACTTTTATAAAAAACTAGTTTTTCAAAAATAGAATGATATTTTTTTTATACTTTTATAATTTTATAAAAGTATAAAAGTATATTTTTATAAAAAATACACTAATAAAGCTTGATAATATAACCTTTTGAAAATATGTTTTAAAAACTATTATCTATTTACAGCTTAATTTTAAACTTTTTATAAAAGTATAAAATTATAAATTTATACTTTACCGTTGGTTGGTTGTGTTATAAAATCAAATTATAAATTTATAAAAGTATAAAAAAACTTTTTTTTACGAGGTGACGGAAAATGTGCAAAGTTATCACAACTGGGAACTTCAAAGGTGGAGTTGGAAAAACTACCAACGCTGTAATGTTGGCTTATACATTCGCGAAACAAGGAAAGAAAACTCTATTAGTAGATTTAGATCCACAAGCAAATGCGACTGATTTACTATTCAATACAATGAAAAAAGTCCATTCAATCGAACCGGAATTCAAAAGAACATTAGCTATGGCTCTTATAGATGCGAACTTACAAAGTGCGTTGATTAATGTACTGCCTAACTTGGACTTGCTTCCATCTTATGAGGATTTACAAACGTATGAGAAGTTCCTATTCAGAAATTTTGAGGATGACTTCTCACAAGATACATATTTCGCAAAACAGTTAAGTGAAATCAAAGAAAAATATGATTACATTTTTATTGATGTGCCACCACAATTAAATAAATTTGCAGACAGTGCATTAGTCGCTAGTGACTATGTTATGGTCATTTTACAAACACAAGAAAGATCATTAAAAGGTGCTCAGAAATATATTGAACATGTATTTTCTTTAGCGGATGATTACAATTTACCATTAGAAATTATCGGGGCATTACCTGTACTGATGCAAAACGGGAATGAAATTGACAAGGATATCCTTCAAGAAGCCGAAGAGATTTTTGGTAAAGCTAATGTGTTCAGCAATATCATTAAACAGATGGCGCGTTTAAAGAGATTTGACAGAACGGGAATCACTTATAATTTGAAAGATGTGCATGATAAAAACGTTCATAATGTATACCAAAATATCGCAGGTGAAGTCGAAAAAAGAATCGAAATTTTGGAAGGAATGGCAACGGTAAATGGATAACAAATTGAATATAGATAAAGAACAACTTGGCATGAGAAGAAAGAAAACTGAAGGATCAGTAACGATTACACCAGAAAGTAAAGAAAACCAGGAACGTAGTTTTCCTGAAGATGATAAGCTCTTTGAAAAGCCCAAGAGAAAACTTACTACGAAAGAGTTACCGAAGTCTTTCCGTGTCTCATTAGAAACACACACAGCAATATCTACACTCGCTACAATTGAAGATATGAAAATTTATGAAGTAATAAATATGTTAATCGAAGAAAAAGTCGCTTCACTACCTACACCAAAACAAAAGTTAGTCAAAAATGCTGTAAAACAAGTGCTTGAAGTAAAGAAAAGTCGAGAATAGGTATAAAGTTTAATTTTATACCTATCTAAATGAAAATATTTATAATTTTATAAAAGTATAAATTTATAAAATTATAAATCATAACGCATGATTCATATACTTACAAGAAGAGGAAAGACAAGCATAATGCTTGTCTTTTTTTATTATCAAAAAAAATTAGGGAGGATTGTAGATTGTTAGGGAGAATGTTGCAATAGGAACGAAAGGGGGAACGGATATAAATGGATCAGGAACAGTGGAACGGGAATCGTGACTCATTAGAAAAGTCTTATTGGACTAAGGAAGTTGCTGAGACACTTGGCATAAGTGATAGTTATTTACGTAAATGGTGTTTGGAACTAGAGAAGAACGGATACAAATTTATCAAAGTTAAGGACGGAAAGAACAGAGAGAACCGAGCTTTCACGGAACATGACTTAATTGCATTACGAAAGTTTCAATCACTTATTGGGAATGCCGGAACGACACGTTCCACAGCTGCTAAAGTCATCGCCGAAGAATACAGTTCGGAGGATAGGAACGGGGGAACGGGGGCTGTTCCTGCACCTCTTATTAGAGATAATGATCGTGAGAAAGCCTTAGAGGAACTGAAAAAACTAGCCTTTAATGATTGGAAAGACGAATTAAAATTAGAGCTTAGAGAAGAGATTAAACAAGAGCTTAAAGAAGAAATACAGCAACATATGAAAGAGGCGATGCAATCAGCAGAGGAACGTCTTGGTGAACGTTTAAAGAGCCATGACGAACTACTCATGCAGACGATTCGCGAACAACAAGAGACTAAAAAGATGTTAGTTGCTGCACAGGAGAAGAAAAAATGGTGGCAATTCTGGATTAAATAAATTTGCTACTGTTTCTATTTTTGACTTATCACCACACATGTAGTGACTTCTTTGAAAAGAGAGGACTACTATAAACCCTACAGTAAGTAGGGCTTATCCTTAAAAAATGAACCTAAACTCATTTAAGTGCAAAAGTGTTTGGGTAAAATATAAAAGCCGTTTCACCTGAAAAGTGATTAAGTATTTTTTTAGAAATTAAATCGACTTCATTTTCTCCCATATCGTTCGAGTCAACAACAATTGAATGCGCCTTTTCATCTTCATATGTCAAAAATACTAAAGGACTATTTGTAACTCCTGATGAAATAATTATTTTTTCCACAGCTTTAGCATCTTCAATTCTAGGGATTCTGTTCAAGACTATTTCCCAAAAACTTCTAATTTTAGAAATAGACTTTATATCCGGAATATCTAATTCTACAATTCTGTTTGCTCTATCTAAATCTTCTTCAATAGATTTTTCTAATTCTGGAACCAAGAATTTAATAAACTCTTTAGGTGTGACATGAACAAAATACTTCCCACCTGTTACAGAAAAGAATTCAGATAATAATGTTTGATCCACACCTAGTTGTTGATTTTTATTATTTTTATGTATCCAATCTTTTTTTTGATCATTACTGACGAAAATTACATTCTGTTTTAAAGTCATAATCTCAGACCAAATTATATAATCCCCCGTTGGATCGCTTTTATTTTCATTAGTCCCTGGTTTTATACCCAGAGAAATCCTTCTTAATCCTTCTTCCCTCAAAATATCCTTACTTTTTGAGTACGGATAAAAAGACTTTCGACAAAGTTCTTTGATAAATTCGAAATACTCATCATGATTTATTAATGCTAATATTTTTTCTTTTACCTTTTTTAAACTTTTTCTATATTCTTGCGATGCATTAAATAAATCGTCTCTTTTCTCTTGAGCATCAATTATTTCTGTAGAAGTTTCAGCAGCCGGCATAAATGCTTTCATTTCTTTTTGAGGGTTGTAAATTTTATTCATTTCGTCATCTATATTTGCGATTTGTTCCAAAATAACTCGTTGTCTATTTTTAGAAAATTCAAGTACGACTTGCTCAGGTATAACAAGTCTGTTATTTCTACTTAATCCTTCTAACACTTTTTTAACTTCATCAATAGTGACGTTACGCGATTGATAAGCCGCCAATAAAAAATTAGTGTCCGGAACAATTATGGCGACATCTTCAAATATTTTTTTAAAATCTGGCTGGTAATTGAAATATTTTTCATATGTTTTCACATCAAAACCCCTCTCTCTTAAAAAATATTATAAAACAATATTTCAATATTTTCATTAAATGGGATACTGCACTATTAAACATTAAACGAAAAACTACTTAACCCACCCCATTGAAATTACATTAACATTATGAAGATATTAAAGTTATAAATAGAATAAAAAGCCTTAATACAGGCTTTTATTCTATATCCTTATGCAATTACATAACATAGATATTGTCTGTTACCCCTGTAACTCTTCCCAGCTTCGACCGTACAATTGGGTGTGCTGTTTAGTTAGGGGAGCATTACTATATTTTTGTCGCAAGACTATCCATGAAATTGCTAATTGAGGAAAATTGAAAGATACGTAAATTAGGAGAAATAATATCATACTGCTTATCAGTAATAATGAGGATTGACGGGAAAAATTTAGATCCTTTGGGCTGCCACGATTCGTTATGCCATTCCTGACTATGAAAGTATAATTCATACCTGTTTATTTTATCTTGCATAACTTTTTTACTGTAAACTGACTTTTGGACTTCAATAAAAAATGGAGACCTACGCCAAATTGTAAATGCATCAGGCTCCATATAATCCTTTCCGTATTTCGGTTCAACTTTGAATAGTTTCGGTTTTTCATAATGGATAAGCTGTTTATATACGTCTACAATACCGAGGAAGTGGGGAATCTTTTGGCTAGTTTTTCGAAGTGTGCTAGGTTGAGGGAAATATATAAATGGCTGCTGCGAGATATTAGCATCAACATGGCCATCTCTTCTTAACCGTTTCATAACTGTGTTACAGCAAGTAACCGCGTTTTTAAGTCCACAAAAATGCAAATCTATAATATCATCACGGGACATGCACCTAAACCGTTTCAAATCGTTCAGTATCGCTTTATCTCTATTCCTCATCGTCTAACACCCCAAACAAAGGAATATCTTCTTGTGGAGGATTCTGAAGTCCTACATCCTCTTTGGGAACGCGATAAGGCTCAACAATTTGTTTCGCTTTGCTTAATTCTAAATAAGGAGCCTGAACTTTCTTTAGTCCATTCAGTTTTAAAATCATTTGGCCCGATTGCTCTAAGTGTTCTGATCCAGGGGTACCCATGATATTACTATTAATCGTACTATCGCATTTAAAGCCCATTCTGACTGTCATATTTAGTTTTAACTTTCCATCTAATACTTTTGCATCAGGACGTTGCATACTGAGCATCAGAAAGACTCCAAGCGCCCTACCGACTGCCGATATCTTTTCTATTGTAGTCATACATTCTTTTTCATCTTGCAACATAGCCACTTCATCAATAGCAAGTAAGATATATGGTTTCTGATTATCCGGATTCAATTTGTTGTATTCATCAATATGATCCACTTCATACTCTTCCATCAATTTTCTTCTTTCTCTGATTTCCTTCCACGCTTTCTGAAGCATTATCTTCATTTCGATTTCTTCCATACAAACTTCTTTTACGTGTTTAACTCTTCTCAAGAAATGAAATTCAGAGTTTTTCAAGTCGCCCAGGTACAAATGTAATTTATCCGGGGACATACATTGAATGAGTGTGGACAGAACAACACGCACCATACTACTTTTCCCACTACCCGTTTCTCCTGCTATTAATAAATGTGGTGTATTTGCTTCAATCATATCGTACACAATCATATTTCCGAATTGGTCCCGACCTACCACAACAGGAAGACGATGTTGTTTGAGTAACGGCTGCCATTTCTTATAACTGTAATTGTATGGTTGTAATCCTGCATCTGAATGGAATACGTTGAGTACAAACTTTTTAATATCGCCCTCAATCGCTACATTCCGTCCTAATATTTGTTGAAAGCAAAACCATTTCTTTTCAATTGTCTTCGGATCCAAACCATTTGGAATGGTGAATATATATCGAACCTTTTCTTTCGAAGAGGATATATCATGTATCTTCGGATAAATTGGGACTTTCCCACCCCTTGTTTGATGGTCCACAAATAAACCTGCTTTTCCAAATACCTCTATAAGTTGATGCTTTAAATTTCGTTTATGAAGCCACTTTTTTAAAATCTCCATAGGAGCACCCCCTAAAACATGATTAAGATTTTGATAAATACATAACCAATGAAACAAACTCCACCTATCCTCATTCCGTGATACATTCCATCACTTACAAATTTAGCTGCTGCAACGTGATCATTTTTAACAAGATGCTTTTCTAATATCGCCCCACCGATTGTTGTTACTCCTAAAAATCCTAATGAAATAAATGTTGTTAACATATAAATCTCCCCTTTATAAACAGAATTTTAAATGCTGATGATACATAGGTTTATCGGCTGAAAACCTTGATAGTGTTACTTTGATAGCTACTTTGATAGTACAAGTACTAGTTACCTTGATAGTAATTAAGCTATTTACAATGTTAGCTACTTTGATAACAAGTTTGATAGCTACTTTGGTAGCGACTTTGATAAAGCATATTGCGGATGGCTTGGACAATATTCAAACTTTCGTGAAGTTTAAAAAGTTTAATTTTGGTACATACTTGTTACCAATTAAGAAAAAGGGAGCGAGGATAATGTTTGGTATCGGCAAGCCTAGATCGAAATTCGGAAAATTTTTAGATAAAAATGGGATTTCACAACAGGATGTAGTGAGGGAAAGCGGTGTAAACAGAGGAACTGTCAGTAGGATATGTCAGGGAGATGCTTTCCAGCCTTCTATGAAAAACGGAAGCAAAATTATAAAAGCGTTACAGAAATTAACAGGTAGAAATATCGGCTATGATGACTTCTGGACAATGTAAAACGATAATATCGGTATTATCCAAAAGGCATAAAAAATAGCCCTACTTTTGCAGTGGACTTGTTGGTTAGCTATAAGCGCGCTATACGCTATTAGCTATATGCAGGGGATATGCTTTTGTTGCGTGTACATAAATAACATTTTAAAAGGTGGATAATAATGTTTTCTTTGGTTAATAAATTACCTAAACCAGATGAATTAATAAAATTTGATGAATTACTAACTAAGAAAGTTGAACTGCCAGAAATTTCGGCTGTATATGTTTGGTATGACTATTTAGGAACATCTTTATATGTTGGAAGAACAGTTGACTTGAGGAAGAGGATAAATACACATTTAGATAAATCTCATAATCCGCATTTGCGAAAAGATATAACAAATAATCGTATTAGTCATATTATTTATTTCGAATGTGAAACAGAAGAGGATGCAATTATTTTAGAAAGAGTTTTAATAAAAAACTCATCCTTTGTTGGTGTATATAATATTCAAATGATATCGGATAGGAATGAAGTTTCTAAAAAGAAATACACTGATTTCAAAAAGAAATCTAGATCTGACAAAAAGAGAGATGTAAAAATCCCACTTACAAATGATGAATATAAAAAGATATTAATTGTAAGCAGAAAAGAACAATTCTCCCCGACGCAATTTTCTACAAGGATTTTCTCAGAAATGGTCCTTAGTAAATCAGAATTTCCAGATGTCGAATATAACCCTCAATGCGAAGCTTGGATGCACGTTAAGTTAAACCCTGAAATTCATGATATTTTAATCGAGTTATCTGTTTCTTGGAGATGTTCTGTTAGAAAAGCTGCTTATAAAATACTTCGTTATGCACTTGAAAATGATAATTCTATTAAAGGATATAATCATTTAATCTAAAATTTAAGACGGATGATTTTTGGGATATGTAAATAAAAAAAGCATTACCCATAATTGAGTAATGCTTTTTTCACTTTAAACTGGGCATACAGAGTGATTCGGATCAAACCATATAACATAAAATGTAGATTGGTTTTGGAATCCCCATAGTCTATGCTCTTGTGATACACGCATTTCAAGAATTTCTTCTTCTTCGGATACAGAATTAGGAAGCGTGTATCGCAAACTAGTTATAGGAATCTTTTTTGTTTTAATTCCATCACTAAGTCTTATTTGGGACCAAGTCATCACAGAAACGCGTCTGAGAAAATTTGATAAATGCTTTAAGTCCCTTTTAGTCAATTCATGTAGTTGTCCATTTTTATCACATAAATGTTGAAAAGAGATTGTAGGGTATTCATGAATAGTAGATTGATTTACAACAGGTCGAGGAATCCTTTTCGTTTCCTCAATCTGAGGTTTTACTATACCTTTTCTTTTCTTTGCCATTTTGATTACTGAACCTGGGATTTTTGGCGATAATACATTTTCATACGATTAGTATCGATATCAACGTTACAACGTTCAGATGGTGCGTACCCGTCTCTCGCTTCTATCCACGGATCTTCTTGATGTGTCAAGTCTTCAAGGAATTTACCATCATATCTACCATAAACTTCCCATACTTCATCTAAATGATCTAATTGTTCCGCAGTTAACATTGTTGAATCAAAAGTTTCTACTGGAGGCAGGTTTTGCCAAGAATATTCACGATATTTTTGGAATAGATCAGGATTCACTGGACCATGTACCCAAGCTTCAAATCTTTCTCCAAATAGTTTTTCATCTTCAAAGGCTAAGTACCAAGCCTGTGCATAATAGCATAATTTTTGTAATTTTAAATGTGTAATTGAGCTACCTTGTTCAGTTTCAACTCTGTTTAAGAAATAGTCTGCAACATTATGAATATTAACTGTCATAGCAATAATTCCCCCTTTATTGCTTTTTAAAGCTTACTTATTATTAATTATTCCATAATTTACATAGGATAACAAGTAGTGTCTACCGAACACTAGTACTTTATTTTTATTAGATTAGAATAATTTATTTTTTGTAAATAAAAAAAGAGTGGTTCTCCATCTTTTAGAGAACTGCTCTTCAACTCACTTCACATACACATAAGCTTCATTAGCAGTTACATAGTATGTTTTACCTTTACTATTGTTTATTTTTTAATATATTCATACCACCACTTGCCATCAGGTCTAGTATCCATCCACCAAGTGATCTTGTCTAATTCTGGATTAGGTAAAACCTCTGTTTCAATATGAGCAAGACCTGTTAATGGATTAACAACCACTTTCCCCTTTGTTCCTTTTTCGTTCATCGCTTGGATAGCTTCTTCAATTAAGTTAGTACCGAATTCACCAGATTTAACATATTGATAACCGCCATTAGAAACAGTTTGTTCTGGTTGTTTTTCTTCTGTAAACCAAGATAGTGGTTTGTTTCCAATTAATTCATTCAAGTCACACTTACCGATACCAGGGACATTTCCTGTTTCAGTGTATTGCCAAATATCACATGCGTATTTAGGTTTATTACCACCGTATCGTGGAATCCATAGGAAATCAGCTTTCAATCCACTTAAACCATAATTTTCGTACATGTGATGACTTAGATATAAACCAACTTTCCATCCACGAGATTTACAGCGATCAATAAACGCTTGGGACGCTTCAGCAAGGTTATTGGCTCCACAACTTTTCAATGTATCATCTTCAACATCAAGTACAAGAAACTTAGCGTTTGGGCTTGTACGAGACATAAAATCATCAGCCTCCACAATTGCATCATTAACAGAGATATAGCAACCATAAGCATAGGCAGCATGTGGAATGCCACGTTTCTCTAATTGTGCTACATAGCGTTTATACCATTCATCTACTTTCTTTGAACCGTATTGAACACGACAAATTGCTAAATCAAGTTGTGGCGCTGCTACATCCCAATTAATATTACCGTTCCATTTAGAAATGTCTACAATATGACCCATTATTTATCGTCCCCTTCACTATTTACATCATGATCAGACCAAATTCCGAGTACTACGCCGACAGTAAATAAATAAGGTGCCAACTCATCTAAGAAACTCTTAGCTTCTGGTACACCGAATTTAGTAAACAAAAATCCAAGCAAAGAAAAAACCGCAAGCCAGGTTTTCCAGTTGCGGAGTCGTTTTTTGATATTCTCTTTTGACATCTTACATGCCACCTTTCATTAGTAGTCCTAATAATCCAGCTACAATTGCTCCAATGATGATTCGAAGAATCCATGTAGTATTGGCGCCGATTTTATCAAGAAGCTTAGTTATATTTACAATGTCCTTTTCATTGACAGTGGTACGTGTCTCTAAGTTGCGAATATCACGTTGCATATCTTTTTGGTCTGATTTGATTTGTTGGATTTCTTGCTTTAAATCTTGTAACCCTTCCACTTTGACCACCTCATTTCAAAATAAAAAGAGAGACATATAATTGTCCCTCTTTTGTTATAAAAGCCGTATTTTATTAAGTATTACTCAACTCTAAATTTAATCTGTCCATAGCCTGTAGCAACAACGTATAACCCTTGCCCTGTGATAAAATCAGCACAAGTAAGAGTATCTGACTTCTCAATAACTTTAACTTTTCTGTTGTACTCTCCAATATCAACAAAAACGGTATTCTTACCAAAGAAATCAAGATTATAAATCTTTTCATTCCCTTCTTTAGTGAAATAACCGCGCATTGTATTAGGTAAGGACTCCATCAGTGTATATCCACCAGAATAATATACTGTTTCTCCTGCTTTTAATGGCACTTCTTGTTTAATGTTGTGCATATATATTTTTCCGAATTCTCCCTCAGTCCAATATACGCAAGGTTCTGCATCTGGAATATAACGTTTGTCACCAATTCCGAATTTGTTCATATAGCAAACTACAGTATCATTACCACCATACATAACGAAACGATTAGTATTGGCTATGCTTTTCGGCTCTGATGACCCTGCCGTTGTATCAGTAGTATTATAAGTAATTGGCTTGTCTGGAATTGCATAAAACTTATTCCAAAATCCTGCTGTCTTTGTAGCTTGTAATCCTGCATATCGAGTGAGTGTGCAATCTTCTAAAGCCTTGAGTTCTACAGATATTTGAATGTTGTTACGTGTAATTGTGTAGGTCACTAACTCCTTCATTACATCACGAGCATTTCCAGAATCATCAATAACATTTGATGCAAATACATAATGTTCAGCAATAATAGTTATTTCTGAGCCTTTTACAGCGGTCCCGTCTTTTACTTCTACACCGTCCACTAATACTTTGGTACTTTGGTGCCTTCCAGTTGGAAACCCGGTTCCACCTTCTGTTCCATGCGCTCCTCCGACGGTGAATGATTTACTATTAATAGTATTAGCTTTCGCCATTAGACCGTATGGGCTTACCCAATCTGTAGCGGTTGCCATTGATTGAACACCCGAAAAATCGTCCCAAGGAAGACCTTTATTCTGAAAATACCATTTAGAGAAGTGGGTGAATTTATTATTCTTTAATGGGGCCCATTCAATTACTTTGTCGCGATTCTCACTATAATAAAATTTCGCTTTAATTGTACTTCCAGATTTTAAAACAGATACTTCATTTTTCTTTAATGACTCTGTGACTATTGGCACTACACTCTTTTTATAAAAATAACAGCTTTCATCAATGATATATGAATAGCCATCACCCACACCATTCATAGGATATCTATCTTTTTTTAGTTTAGAATAATCAACGGTTACGCTGACCATTACATCTTCATTTATTTTTGTAAATAATTTATACTCAA